TTTACAAATATAGAATTTGTTGTAGGCGAAGTAGTTGCTCCAAAAACTGATTGTCTAATATGTATGAGACCTGTTCCGTTTGCAGTTGCTTTTGTAGCATTATTTATTCCTTGTGGACTTGTTGTTTCTGTTGTGTTACTAACTAAAGTAATAGGTGTTCCTTTTTCCCAATTTACATTACTAAATTCTTCACTTCTTAAAACTAAATTAGTCCTCTGTGGCTCTAACAATAAACTCGGACAACCTCCAACGGTATCATAGTTTAATCGTGGAATAGTCGTTAAAACATTTTCCACATTTCCTAAAGAATTTATCTGAGTTGCCGAAGTATCTCGAGTAAAAGTTAAATCACCATTTCCGTTGCTCGGAATAATAGAATAGACTTTATTGGATTTTATAGCGTTTGGCGTCATAACCAAACTAGCTTTTGTAAGTAAACTCATTTATATATTGTTTAAAGCGGTTAGTGTTGAAATTTGACAAGCTTCTGCGGAGTAAGTTCCTGAGTCGGTTGCTACTCTAATTTTGAAAGCATTTATTAATACGGTTACTAAATTACCGATTATATTAGTTTCTCCGCTATAACTTGTAAATTGAGCAGAACCCCAACCAATTGAGTTATTAACCGCACCTTGACCCCAACCAATCGTATTATTTACCGAACCATCACCCCAACCTATTGAATTTGCCATATTTTTTTTATTATATTACTACTTTTGCGTTTCCTGCTGTATGGTATAAATTACCAACTTTTAAACCCGCAGCCAATGCAGCTGCGTTGTTTGCATATTCTTGAATTATTAATAATGGAATTACTGCTACAGGAATAGGCACTAATGTACGTACCGGTGTAGCTCCTCCAAATTGAAATTGATAACTTGGATTGCTTCCTCCACTTATTCTATTTGCATAGTATTTTAAAACTATTGTATCGGTTGAACTGAAAATTCCATCATTCCAAATTCCACTTGCGCTAAATTCCGTATAGCCCGTATTAGTAACAGGAAGCGTTGCACTTGAAGTAGCGACTAATGTTTCAACTCCTGCGCTTGTTCTTTTAAATGCTTTGAAATAAAATTCAGCCGTTCCACTTCCGCTTATTTTAATTATGTTTCCAATTGTCGTGATATTGAATACTCCTGGATTACCAACTATTAAATTAGCACTCGTAATTAAACCAGCTATAAATTGGTCAGTAGTTGTAATTGTACCCGTTGGAATATCTACTGCGGTTGTATTATAATTTGGATCGGTAATCGAATTTACTAATTTATAATATCCATTTATGCCACTTGCGACATTTGTCGAATATAGTATTAAGTTACTTGGTAAGTCTTCTAAGGTAATAAAATGTGAAATTCCATTATCGCCATCATTAACAAGTTGACTTGTTTTGGTTAAATCAATTCCTGTAACTTCTTTAATTTCGTTGTTAATGTGAATTTTTAATTTGTTATTGTTTAAATACATTGCGCCATTCTCGATATTAATATCGTTTTCATTTTCGATTATATCGGTTTGCACTCGGTAAGTTGTATCTTTAAATGTTGCCATTGTTATTTGGTTTAAATGGTTTATTTTTTTCTAACTTAATTAAAAATTTCTTTAACTTTTTTTCATTCTCGACTTGAGAAATTAACTGCATTTTTCTAATTACAATACCCATCCTATAAAACTTGCATCGTTATCTGGGAACATATCCCCGTTAGAATTTGTATTGTACTCAGGGAAACTAGATTGGTTATAACTCATATAATCGATAAATCTAGTTGTATAATGATTTGCAACGCTTCTTTCTTTCTCTACTAAATAATCAATTTCTGCTTTGTCTACACTTGTAGCATTTTCAGAGCTATGTTTAAATACTCCTTTATTTGCTATCGTATAAGCGCTGAAAGGTAAAAACTCTACCAACGCCCAATGTATTAACATAGGTTTAATATAGTCGCTTAAAAGGTCTTTATACGTTTGCGTTAAATTATTCGCTACAATCCCATCGTTAAACTTTTTAAACAATTTTGTTCCTAAATAGGTCTGTATGTGAATGTCTTGAGCTATTGAAATGAATTGAATAAAGCGATCCGTATCCAAATTGCCGTTCAATGCGGTAAATTTAACTATGTCATCTCTAGTAATAAAAAGTGCTTTTGCCATTATTGAAATCTTTTATTTGTTGGTAGAAATCCTTCGTAAGGCATATCTTTTGGCTTTGTATAAACTAACATATCATTAGTTGGTAATATTTCGCCCTCTTTTCTTGCTTTTGCCGGTGTTATTTCTTCAGCTAATGGAGAATTAACATCCGCTTTTTTTCTATAAGTTTCACGTGTCCAAAAATGATGACATAATCCACCGCCTTTGTATAGCCAAATCGAATAAGTATCTGCTCCTTCTGGTCCCCAACCCTCGTTAACTTTTTGATTTCCCATTGCTATAATGTCATCTTTACGATATAATTTATCTGCAGTAAGCATTTTGTTACAAAAATCACGAGAATTTGAATTTAAATTTCCACTATATCTGTAGCGACTTTTAAAAAACTCTCCGTCTTGTTCACTTTTTGAGTTTGGTCTTGCAACTCCAGTACTAACAAAATTATAAACCTTGCTTAATAGCGATTTTTTTGGGTTGTTTAAAGCATATAATTCAGCGTCTAAACGTTCCTCCTCTTCATAGTTTACCTTTCTACTATCTACTAACTCCCATTCGTTTAAATCGATTTCCTCTCCGAAGTTTGAAAGGTCAATTTCTTGGCTACTTAATTGAGTAGGAGTTTCAACTGCTTTTGTTAATTCTCCTTCTGCATCTAATGGTTGTAATTGATTAAATTTTAAATCCAAACTAATTTCATTAAATGCCAAAACTTTATCTAAACCATCGCATATCGTTTCTTGAAATGGTTTAATAACCATATTTTCAAAAAGAATATAAGAGTTTCTTAATTCATCCGCATTTGCTGAAAATCCTGTTGAAGTTGCAATTCCAAAAAGTAACGGACTTGTTACGTTATGCGAAAGCATTATTTTAGCTAAACATTCATCTGACAAATATTTATAATGTTCTGGAGCATCATTTAAAGGAATATCGTCAACGGTAGTCTTTTTAGTTTCGTCACTATTAAAAGCAACAATTACCTTTTTACCTTTTGAACCTGTTAAAGTCGCTTTTACTTTATTTTGTATAATTGTTTGTTGCTCCTCAGTTGGAACACCATTATTGAAATTTACAATTTTAGTTCCCGAAAATCCGTTTTGAACTTCGTTAATTAAATAAGCGCTAACTTCCTGCTCCAAAGTTGCATATTCTAACCCCCCAATGTAGTCAATATTCGAATAATATTTTTGTCCAATAGTATAATTGCCCACCCGCAAAATCTCTAATTTTTCGGACTTACTTCCGTAGCCAAATAAAGGGATTCTTTTAGGTGGGAATTTTTTAATATCTTGCCAATTGTCGGAGTAGTAAATTGCATTGATAACTCCATCTTTGTCGCATTTTTCAGAACGTACTAAATTAGTCGGTAAATGTTCAACCCTTACAATTTTACTTTTTTGCTCGTTGTAGATTAATTGTAAATTATACTCTCCCAATAATTTCAAATCTTTTGCTATTTTCTTAATTGTATCTTTTGAAAATAGCATTTTCATTTGTGCGTACTCGTTAGGTTTACGATTTGCATCGTTTGCAGTTAACCCTTTTCCGTAAATTAATTTACTAATATTATTTATTACCGCATTATTTGTAGTAGAACCATTATAACGGTCAATTAAAAATTGATAATAGTTATTGTCCTCACCAAAATCTACCCATTCCTCACGTTTATTTTCTGTAATTTTTGGCGCTTGGTAGTCCGCTAGTTGTATGAAATGTATGTTACTCATAAATTATAAATTCGTTGCTTGTATGGTTTGCCACATAGTCACCATTATTAATTGTATAGTCTTCTATTGTTTGATTTGTACACATAATTTTGTCACGATATAAAGGCACTCCGTTTGAATCAAAACAATTTAAACGGTAAGTACGTCCGTCGATTAAAAAACTAAATGTTCTATTTGTTAAAAATTTAACATAATATTTTTCTGTTACTAAATCAGGTTTATTTATTGTAGTAGAGGTATTTGTCAATTCGTCAATAAATACCATAGTTTCAATGTCTTTGCTTCGTGGCATAAACTTGAAATTTTGTGTAAATGTATAGTCTTTCAATATTATCATACTTATATAACGTAAAAGATGCGTTTTTGTTTCTATAAAAAAAGCCTACTATTAAAGTAGGCTTTTAAAACAATTATGA